ATGAACCAAGCAGCGCTGAAGGCATTCCAGGGAATGTTGGTGACGACGATTCTGGCGGTGTATAGCGGCCAGGTGGTGATCGGCGGGGTGGTGTTATGAGGCGGCGGTAGACAAGGGGACGATGATGAAGGAGACGCCGCAGGGAGGCTTGCGGCCGATTCGTGGCATGACGGTGCTGATTCCCAAGTCGGCGATGCTTGGGGAGCCGAGTGTGGGGACGCTGGTGAAGCAGGGGAACGAAACCTACAAGGTGAACGAGGTGGGCGGCCGTGATCGCCATGAGGTGGCGTGGCGGCTGGGGTGTGTTGAACCAATTCGTGGTGCTTGGTGCTTGGCGGAGAATGGCTGCGCAGCGCAAGACGAGGGTGGAGATCGGTGTGCTGCTGAAGAAGCTGGCGGCGGTGCCGCAGGTGATGCAGGACACGATGGCGACGGTAATCCCGCAGGAGGCGAAGGGGTTCGTGAAGACGGTGATCGCGATCACGCCTCCGGCCAGCGTGGGCACGACGGGTGCGGCCGCGAAGAAGCAAGGGGAGGAGAGTGTGTGCCGGGATCTAATGCGGGTATTTCAACCCGTCCGCATGAAGGGCAAGCGGGTGGTTCCGCACCTGTTCGGCGAGAAGAATCCGGAGGGGATCAAGAGGCAGCCGCCGTACACGGTGCCGACGACGGAGACGCATTCGGACCTGATTGTGATCTACAACCAACGGAGGCAGCGGCGCCACGATGGGAAGATGACGCGAGGCCGGAAGCAGGCGTAGTATGTGAGTGACAGGAAATTCCGGGCGCTCGAGAAGGAGACGCGGGCCGCGGTGGGCAAACTGGCGGCGGGCTACAATGCGGCGGCGCAGCGGCTAGGAGTTGCAGTGTCGGCGTGGATCAAGCGCCATGGCTCCAAGTACGGGACGGTGCGGGTGACGATCACGAGCAAGTCGTACTTTGTGGTGGTTTCGAACCGGATCCCGTATGCGCGTGCGCAGTGCCTGCACCACCTGGCGGAGAGTGCGGCGTGGATCCAGGAGAACAAGTTCGAGCGACGGATGGACTGACAAAGGAAACTACCATTGCCGGTCTCAGCGGCCCAGTATGTGGTCTTGCTGGCGCGGGCAGTGCTCTCATTGACGCTCTACCAGATCGAGTGGGAGATCTCGAAGGCCAAGGGGCTGGTGCTGATCCACGCGGGCTGTGTGCTGGCTGGAAAGCCGATGCAGTGGCCGGACCGGAAGCTGAGCCGGGTGGGGAGGTATTGGGAGCGGATGTGTGAGTGGTTTAAGGGGAGAGGGAAAAGGTTCCCGCCAGCAAATTAGCGGGGCTAAATTGCCGGCGGGATCGCTTGAGAGGGAGATACAGTTAACTGTATCGGCGCTTCAGTTCCTTCTTGAACCTGGCGGCCTCGTGCTTGCGGGTGAAGATGTGCTCTCCGTACGTCGTAAGGGAATGACTGTGAAGGCGATGACTCACCTTGACCTCAAGACGCCATCGATGGTCGATGGTTCGGCTGAGCCCACATTCCACCGTCGGATGACTGGGAGTCATAAGGTGATGGTTGTGTGCGGGGTTGCTGGGAATGTTCCACATTCCGTGGGAGCTCAGCTTGCAATCCTGTTTCCAGCACCTTAGATTCGATGTGTATGAATCGAACGAGGTAATTGCGAGTCTTCGCCGTTATCTCCGACAATCGACCCCATCCTTGAGAAACAGTCCGTGCAAGGACTGATCTTTTGGGTGGGGTCTCTTTGTACGAAGCCATCTGTATTGATTTTAGGTCTAGTGGTGATCAAGCGCAAGGAGCATACAGTTTGCAGCAGGGCTGAAAACCGCTGCGACGCCCATTCTACAAGGGCTGCAGCGCGGACAGGTTTTTTGAACAGCCTAGGCCACTTTCATGAAAGTTGGTCCTTCGTATAACAAAAAGCGGCTCTTTGTTAAACAGGTCGGATTGACAGCGGGGTGTGGGGGAATCCCAACCCTGCCGATATGCCCAACTCCGCCGATGTCGTCACCAGAGTAGGATGGGATGGCAGTCAGGTGGTGCAGGGGACGAAGGAGACGGCGGGGGTTATCAAGGGGTTCAAGGGTCAGACGGAGGGGATCCTGGGGAGCATCGGGAGTGGATTCACGGGGGCGATCGGTCGCATGAGTGCGGCGGTGCGTGGCCTGGCTGCAGTGGCGGCGGTGACCCGGGAGGGCTTTGAGTTCAACCAGGCGATGGGGGACGCGGAGGGGGGGGGATCGCGAATGTGCTGGCGAAGTTCCAGGGGCTGAACAAGGAGGCCGCGAAACAAGAGGCGGCGAAGGCAATGGCGGCGATCAACCGGATCGAGCCGGAGACGGCCGCGGGGCTGAATGACCTGGTGCAGGGATTACTGGCGACAGCGGCCAGTGCGCAATCTGCCGGCGTGAGCACGGAAGAGAACATTGAGCTGGTGGGGATGTTCGCCAATGCGCTGGCCAACACGGCGATCCCGGCGGAGCAACTGAGCCAGGAACTTGTGGCAGGCTTCCGGCGTCCCTCCGGGACGAGTGGAAATGCGGACCCGGAGCCGGTGGTTGCGGTCGCCAAGGCTCCCTGCACCACCGGCTCCCATCCTTCGTCCCTTCGGGACGGGCAGTCTGCGGCAACAGGAGTTTGAAATCCGGCTGTGGGTTCGAGGTGACCCATTTTTGGGCCCACTTGTCGCCCCGCGTTTGCGGGGGCAGTCACTTGGTGGAGGCGAGGGGAGTTGAAGCCTTGCGTCACCGTTCATTATCAATGCTTTACGTCGCTTGTTTCTGAATACTCCCTGAATACTCCCCAAGCCTCAAAAAGTCACGGACCATCGAAGATCGGCTTTCCCGCCGCCACGCGAGCCCGGAGCTGAGCAAGCATGACTGATTCCTTCATGCCAAGCGCCCACACAGGGCGCAACTGGAAATGCGGTTGATCTTGGATACTCTTCCAATCCCCACCCCACTCAAGACCCAAGTCTTTCGCGATAGCCGCAACTGCCGCGTATTTAGGGCTCTCCCCGATGTATTCGGTACCCTCAAAGACACCAATATCGAACGCTATGCCGAAATTGTGATTCGAGTAGCCACCCCGGGCCTTTGTCACAATCGAGCCCGGAGCCGTCCTGCCTTGCGCGTACAAGGCATCCTGAGCCTCGTAGGTCCGCGTGCCACTGATGACCTTGATCTCGACCCCCATGGCCGCAGCACGCTGCACCAGCGTTCGAGCGTACCCCCTGACCTCCGGAACAAGGGTAGCAATCATTCGCTCGCTACGATCATCCACCCGACCGCCAGTGACCACAGTAGGCACCACCCGGGGGACAATGCGCTCATGAATGGCCGACCACGTCCCAGGCCCAGGCTTCCCGTCTTGCACGACACGCAACTCACGTTGCACCTCTCTGATGATTTGATCCAGCGTCATACGATTCTTGTCTTCCAACTGCTTTTGCCAAAGATCCGGACACCGAGGTACATGAGCCGCCGTCGAACCATGCTCACGCCACACTCCCGGAGAATCCGCGCAAAGAGGGCATCCGCTTCCTCACGCAGCCACGGAGAGGTGCAGTCCATCCACTTCCCCCGAATCAACTCTTGCTGATGCCCCAGAGGGACCCGTCCAACATGGCGATACAAGTAGTCGTGAGCCAGAGCCGCAGCCCTATGGAGCCCATCCGGAGGAACGCGCAACAGTGACCACATCCACCAGGGCACGGAAGCGCCGTCGAACTCAAAGCCTCTGGGAACCCTAAGGCGATAGGTTCGCCTGTTGATCTTCCAAACATAGCTCCAATCTGATGTGACCCGATAGAGAGGGCCATCATCAGGCGATGGAATTGGAAGCGCGTAGGGTTGCTTAGGGTGATTCTGCATACCTACTTGCTCGATCTTTTCACCGGGTCGAAGGTGGCCCCCACCCCGACTTGCTGCCCCTCCGGAGTGATGTAGCTGACACTGTAGGTCCGCTTGTAGTTTTGGAGATAACAGGAGGTGAGAGGCAGGGCCACCAAAAGAAGAATGAGGCGAACTTTGTTCATCGAGTTATTTCCGTAAAATTTCTTCATGCGGCTGATCCCGCAGTTCTTTGCCCGCCTCGTGGGCCTTCCGAGCCCTCTCGCGCTGATCCTTGAGAATGGCATCGAGCTTGAGATTCGACTCAGGCACACAAGGGCTCGCCTCACAGCATTCACAAGCATAGACGTAAGGCCCACGAATGCCTGCACATGTACAGGGTGCGCTTGGCTTCCACTGGCACTTTCTGGCAGGATTCCCAGGGACCATGAAAAGCACTCCAAAGAGGAGCAACACGAAAGCCATCGCCCCGGACGACAGCAGAGCTAATTTCCAATATCCTCGTTTCATGGCAGATCTCTTGTTTCCCTAGCCTCCTTTTTGCCGACCAATCGCTCTTTCACAAGATCACGGGTAACAGCCTTAAAAAACCCGGTCTGCTCTTCCGTCACAGTGACAAGCTTCTGATTCGACTCGGTCACTTTTTCAAGGCTCTCTTTCAACTCCTTCATGGAGGACTCAATGCTCTTTTCCCGCTCAAGATTTTCCGCTTTATGCTCCTTTTGCTGACTCAGAAGCAACTTGAAAAGGAAGATGATCACCGCCACAAGGATGCCCTTCCAAGTGCGATCCTCCCAGACCGCCTCAGGCGGTGTAACAATATCTCCCACAGCCGCAATAATCCCCGCTCCAGCAGCCAGCGCCCATTTCCAATGAGGCTCGGCGTGGTGAATGAGAGCAAAGAGATTCATCAGCGTGAGCATTCTTTGTTATTTCCTTTCTCTACAGCGAACGTGATGATCATAAAAAAGTGGCGGCACCTCTTGGCACCGCCACCTGTCAAAACAATGGACGACTACGCAACCCGGAAGGCCAGCATACTCCAGCCCACCACCTCAAGATTCCCCGCCGACGGCGAAACGGAGACGCCACCAAATAGCGAGATTCGGTCGCCGGACCGAATCGTCTGATACAACTGCACAGGCAGGGCGCACGACCCCAGACTACGCGTCTGATTGGATGCCACCTGAGTCGGCATCTCAAGCGCATTCCCGACATCCGCCTCAGTGTTGTTGACCCTACGGAAGCGCAGCGAGATCGTGCGGCTCGATGAAAAGGTCGCTCCCGCAAGCTGCACAACCGCCTGCCCACTCAGAAGCCAGAGACCGGGTGAAGGAAGCTCCACATACCCCCCCATCTGTTGAGGCGTCGAGGTCAAAGTATACGTGTTAATCGAGCGATAATCACGCACCCCCGCCCGCAGAATGGAAGAGTCCAGGTTGGGCAGAACACTCAACCCGCCGTTCATGGGACACACTCGCGCAAAATCCTGCACACTGATGCTCCCCATGGGAGAACCATTCGTCGAGATGGAGACAGCGTTGTTAGCGAAGTTAACCCGCCCACCCAGACTCACATTCTTACCCGGAACACCACTGGCACCGAATGCGTTGATGCTACCTTGAATTTGCAGGTCCCCATAAGCGGAAAGAGCCGCATACGGATTGTTCTGCTCATCACTTGGATCTGAAATCTCAATCCCAGAGACAATCCCACCCTGACCAACGAGCGTAAGGGAAATACCCTTTGCGTACAGGTTGGACATCTCACCCCGAAGCAAGATCGTCATCGAGTGGGCAGCGCCCGGGACGAAGGTTATCGTCAGGTTCAGGGTGCCAGTAGTCGCACCGTAACCCGGCTCAAGGTCGAGGAAAATGGTACGGTAATCCACCTCCGGAACCGTGACTTCTGGCTCATAGCTAGCCAAGCGCTTCACACGCAACACAAAGACATCGGAAGGATTTGAAGCCTCCGCCGCCATGATGGCGGAGAGAGCGGCCTGCATGGTCAAGAAGGGCCGGCCCGGCTTGCCAATCTCCCCCGTGTCATCATCGCCCGTGATGTCGACCACCGCCGTCAACGACTCTTGCACCGCCGCATAACGGGCGTCCGTGACGGCGAAGGGATTGGGAGCCGTCACCAAGGGAGGCGCATCATCCGGATGCACCGCAGGCTTCCTGACGACACATTCAACGAAACCGGAGAAGATCGGGAAGTCTCCTTCCGTGGGACGGTGGATGATCTGAAGCCAGACGCGCTTTTCCGACACTTCCACAGGAAATAACGCCTCCATCTCATCACCAGCGAGCACGAGCACCCCCTTGTAATACCCCTTGTAATCAGGTGGCGACACCCATTCCGATAGAGCAGTGACAGCCTCACCGTCGAGATCTGCCCGCATTGCCGCAACGAGGAAGCTCCCCACAGGGAGCAGCTCCGGAGCACCACCCGAAACACACTTCAGACGCAGCTCAAGACTGCACCCCTTGAAGAGATTGACGGTGGAATCAGCCGACAGCTCGCCGGACCCGAGATCATAAGTAAGGTTAACTATGCGCATCGACGGCGCTATATGTCAAACCCAGTCCACCGCGAACATCGTGCCACCTCCACCGTGCGTGCCTCCATCCAAAGGATTGCCATCCGTGTAGATGGCCCACTCTACATTTACCAACACAGGATCACCGTTGACCTGAACCTCCCAAGTATCGTCCACTAAACCAGCCGTTACCGTGAGATCATCAACCGAGGACGAGAGAGCAGCAGCCAGAGCAGCCCGCCCATCAGCGGGCGACTCAACGGGAATATCATCAATCTCCGCAAACGGGAACGCCAGGAGATCACCAGCGAGCCAGCCTAGCAAAAGATTCACCTCCCCCGTTCCACCCGTCAGACTTCCCCCACCGTCATAGCGATGCCCCACCGGAGGACAATCAGTGTTGCGCATCTGAGCCTGAGTGCTCGCTTGCGCACTGTAGCCCGTGTACGAACGATAAGCACTTGCCCAAACTTTGAACGACCCTGAGCCCCGAGGAGCCGTTATTTCAAACACCCCATCCGCTGAATCACCGGGAGCAATGGTGCCACGCCCCGCAACTTTTGGCCCTGTAGGCGAGCCGTGACGAACAGTATACATCCACAAGCCCGCAGGAGCATCGGTTGTTCCCGACAGCTCAAGGGTAAACGAAAAATTGTCCGTCACATCCCCTTGATTAGGAGCACCCCCCACCTGCACGATGCAATCTCCAGAGGTGCGGGTGACATCGAGCGTCATGCCCGTAGCCGTGGGCGCAGGCTTAGGCTTCCGGGGTGGACCATCCCCACCGCCGCCGTCACCATCCCCAGGGCCACCGCCGCCGTTGGGATTGTCAAGGTCACCAGGACCTTCACCACCCGGGTAGTCACCAGGGCCACCACCACCACCGCCGCCTGAGCCACCGCCGCCGCCGCTAGCCCCCCCAGAGGAGCCGCCGCCCGAAGGAGGCGCACCCGGACCGTCTGGCAACTCATCCACCGGAGGAACGTCGACAGCCACGCCGTCGACACCCTGAAGCGTCCAGTCACTTGCCCGCAGATCATCGACATCCACGTCTTGCGCCCGCACTACTCGCGCCTCAGAGGCCGTAGTGAAATGATAGAGCCCCCACCGATAAGTGACCCATGCCAAAGGCAGACCGCCCTCAGCGCCCCAGATTACACGGCGAATGGCATAGCCTGCTTTGGCATAGCGTTTCGCCGCAGGAAAGTTCATCGTGGCTATTGCCATAATCAAGCCAGGTCGGGAGCCAAATCGCGCCAGATCGCCGTTGTGAAGTTCTGGGAAGACCGTTCGAATTCCGCGGGATCTTCATCGCCCGGAAGCTCATGCAAGATGCCCCACCGCAATTCACTCACGGCATCAAAGCTCGTGCCCTTGTCGTCATCGTAGTTGATCAGGGCATTGCCAACCGGCACCGGGTCGAGGTGGCACACGATGCGATAACGCGTTGCCTCATAGGACCCAATCTTCTCAAAGTCGCCTGCACTCTGCACAAGAATACCCTCAAGGTCATATTCCTTGATGACGTACGTCAGCACTGAAACAGGCAAATCCTGCAAGATGCCACCCTTGACGAAGCCAACCGACAACATCAGCCAGTCACCCTTTTTTCCGAAGAGCACAGCCGTCTCACTGACCTCACCCCCAACCAGAGAAACTTTCCCCGTGGAAATGTCCACATTCACCTCAACGAACGCGTCGGGCCTATAGGCACTCGTCTCGATGCCGATAGCCACGAAGAGCGGAGCACTCGCCCCGTCTCCATTGATCGCCCTCAAGGCGACGTTGTAGACACCCGCCTCAGTAGCTGCCCCGCTGATCCGCCCCGTCCCGGAGGTGATAGCAAGGCCCGCAGGAAGCCCCTCAGCCGTCCAGCTCGTGGGGGAGTTTGTTGCAGCGGGCTGATAAACGAAATGCTCACCAACCCGGTAGGCGAGGATGGATGTAGTTGGATCGATGACAGGTGCAGCCATGGCGAATTAAATGATTTGAGCCGTTCCCGCGCCTCCGGACTCCTCAGCCCCAACAACGCGCTTAAGTCCCGCGATGCCAACAAGGCCCCGAGGATCAGCCTCCGAGTTCTCCGTGTCGAAGCGGATGAGCCGCGCCCGCAGGGCAAAGTTGGCGGAATCGGGAGCGCTCGCCCCACCTTCCTCCCCGCCATAGAGAATACGGACCGAGGAAAGAGTGTCTACGCCACCCAACAACTCACGCTTGATGCGGCACCCGAAGACATGTGTGCAAGGCACCGAGGTCAGGATCACCCGTTGTTGCAGAATCGGCGCGGCCGTCTGCCAGGTGATTGACGCAAGGTTTAGGCCCGTAACGGCAAATGCTTGATGCACCCCCGTCCCAGCGTCCGCAAAATCAACCGCCGCACCACCCAGCGTTAGAGACACTTGAAACGTGTCGGCAGCAGCGTTGATCACATAGTAGCGATTACCCGCACCTAGGCCCGCAGGGAGCGCCGTGCTGCTCGCCAACCTGAGAGGAGTGCCGTTACCCAACCCGTGCGCGACTGAGGTCAGTACATTCGTTGAAAAGTTGGCAGTGAAAGTCTTTGCAGCACTTTCCGGCACCAAGTCGTCAGCATACTTACCCCACTCGATGACCACGACGTAATGAGCCCGAGTGTTTGAGGCAAAGATTGCAAGCTCAAGAGCGAAACCAACCTGAAGCGTCTTCTTATAACGCAACTGCTTGTCATTCACCGAAAGCATAAACAACTCGCGGTCGAAGTCTGTAGGGTACCAGCTCGTTTCCGATCCGACCGCTTTCGCCACCCGATACCAAGAGAGTCGATTGGGAGCCTCTGACACACACGCGCAGTATTCATTGGCCCTGAGAGCCACTGCCCTCCTACCGAGCCCGCCAGGGAGCTGCACGACTGCGCCAGAAGTATTCTGGAAAACCTTGCCCTCCAAACTGTCGCTGGGGGCCGTGGCAAGCGGGAGACTCAACGCCTCCGATGCGGCATCATGCACGGCAGGCAGCAGGCCACCGATACGAGGCAAGTCAGCCTTGATCAGATCCGCCAAACCGTTGGTAGCGGAGCCCGGAAGCTCATAGGAACGTGGCACAGGAAACAACTCCAGAATGTCCGGCAAGACCCATTGGGCAACAGGCAACTCCTGCTTTGGACTAGCGGTCAGAGACCCAGACGGCACAAGCGTTTCCAATTCGGTCAAACGGCTTCCCAACTCAGCTAGAATCAAGTCGAGTCCATCCACCTCCCCGATGGCGTGATTGTGTGCCTGAAACGTCGCGGGAAAGTCTGCCGTGGTAATGAGGACCACCAGCGCATTCACGGCAGGAGCAGCCACGAACGACACCGTCACCGAGTTGTCGTTGTCGTAAGTCAGCGTGTATTCGTCGTCAGGAATCCTTTCACCCCCTTCAACGTTTTGCCTCACGGTGACATGCAACTCTGAGGTGTCTAGATCATGGTTAAAGGTATAACCCGTTGCCACCCCATCCCCGAAGGGAGCCCGGTAGTTTCTCTGACCGATGAGGATTTGATCAGGACTGAACGGAATGTAACGCCTCTTTGCGGGCGGCTGATTCCACTCTAGCGAAGGCGTGACATTCTGAGCCTCCGCATTTACACGCGGAACAAAAGTCACTTCAGACCGGAAGACCACCGAGCGAAGAACATCGGGGAACTGCTCATCTTCGAGGGTAAGAGTGATCTCAAGAGGCACCTTCACCTCGCCGTTGCGGTCGACGCCCCGCATGAGGCGATACATCTCCGCCTTGTCCGTGTCCAGGTTGATCAAGAGATCACCGGGGGGAGGATCGAAAACCGTGACCGCGAGCAACTCTTGCTCTTCACCCGCCATGGAACCGCCGAACTCAATCAAGAGCGAACCTTGCTCTTCCGTCACACTGAAAACGCCATCGACATCAGCAAGAGCTTCAATCTTTTCCAACACCTCATCGCCATCCGTAGGAAGGCCTATGGGAGCCGTCCGACGAAACCCCCGGGAAAGCTGGAAGGCCCCGCGGAACTCAACGGGGATCGTGAGCTTCTGTATTTCATTGAAGGTCACACCGGTATTCTCACCCCCCGCTTGCAGCCTAATCACCTCAGGCGGATCAGGGACAATCAACCCAAACTCGACCGTCTGAGCTACAGGAGACTGCACCAACCTAAGTTCGTGGGTGAACCCCTCATCGAACGCGACCGCTGAGGCATTGACGAAGGACACGGGCCAAAGATCGTTGTCGACACACACGATCTCGACCGGAGCTGAATCATCAGCAAACCGGATCTCGAATGAGCCTTCTGCAAACTGCACCTTGCAGGGCCTGAGGTCCGGGACACCGGATAAGCCGTTGATCGCCGACTCAAGCTGAGCCGCCGTGCAATTATAGGCGAGCGGAACGGTCACATTAACCCCCGCCGATTCCGCAGCATCCCCCAGCTTGAGCTGGAAACCACCCCCCAAAGGACGCGCATCCGCCCGCCCGAGTGAAGCCTTGATAGCGTGGACAGTTCGCCTTACATCGGCAGGCTCCCCCTCAAGATCTTGAGAGAGCCGCAGCTTGAGGGAGAGGTGAGAACCAGCAACAACCTTTGGAAAGGAGTATTCTCCGCCGTCGAGCGCCCCGCGCAATTCCAGCGCCGTGATGTTTGCGTAAAGTATCCCCTGCACGAGAGCGCGAGGCTGTCAAAGCTTCCGCCGACCCAGCAGGCGAAAGAAGCTTGGATTCAGCGCCCGCGCCACGAACGGGAATCTAGGGTCTAAGGATCGATTCTTTTTCCTCTCTGCCGCGAGCCTATCCGCTCGCTCCCTTTCCATTCGTGACGCCTTGTCGAGTCCAGCCATGAAACGGACCGCGAGTCAAACCGTCCAGAGGTGCGTTTGAATTTCCTCTCGCCCAAGGAACTCAGAGGCAGCGCTATTTGCATCATTGATTTGAGCCTGAATAAAGAGCCCCAAGGCATCGCCAACGCCGCCCGCCAAACCCGTCTGCAGAGACAATTGCAATCTCGCCAGAGAGGGATCGAGTCGACTCACCCCATGATGCAAATTCCAAAACAAGGAGTGCTTCACAAAGGCACTCCATGATCCATCGGGAGGACTGTCCAAAGCCGCATTGGGTGGCGACATCAAGAACACCGTGGCGATGAGATACTCATCCCAAGGCTGACCCTCCCAATCCCCTGCAAGCTTGTCAGAAGCCGCTGAATCTATGGGAGGCTCCCACTTGGACGTGAGCCGAATATAGGGACGCTCCTTAGCATTCGGCTTCTCAACAGTCGTGACCGTGAATTGAGCAAACAATCCATCCACACCCGAGCCAGTATCCCACTGAGTAGAGTTGGACGGACGGTCTATGAAAAGCACCAGGTCACACGCCCGCAGGAGCCGCGTGCCCTGACCGGACTTATCCAACAGTCCGGACACCGCCTGCCCACCTAAACCCGCAGGATCAAACGTAGCCGCAGGCGGAGGACCGACACCCCGATAGCTGAAGAATTCCGGCACCGCCTCAAACGTGAGGTTGAGGCTCCCGTCAGGATTGGAGGAAACACCTTCCGGCGAACTGTCAGGACCTATCGCCCTAAGTGGACCAACCTCGAACCAAGGGGATTCGGTCAACCATGCATCAACAGCCTGCTCAGCAGCCAAACGACCCAACCTCGCCACAGTCCTTTTAGGGGCCTGCTTACCCGGGATGGAGATCGTTGGATCAACGCAGTTCACGAGGCCCGCTTTGATATTACACTCCCACACCTCAAGCTTCCGATTCCACCTCAGGCGAACACCCCAAGGATGCCGCCAGGGCGCACCCTCCAAAGCAACAAGGCTCAAGATACGGTTGCCGCCACTCATGCAACAGGAGAGAAGACGTGCCACCCTTTGCCGCCGTCCTTTTCCGGAGGCGCAAAGGAATGTCGCTGATTGAAGTAGACGTTCTGAACAACCTTGAACAGCCGACGTTGATCACGCCAGAGGAGCAGCGCAATCGGTAGGTATCCCACGCCATCCTGATCGACGCTAAAACCGTTGGCGAACTTCCCCGTCAGGTCATTCAAATGCACCACGTCGACCGGAATCTCTGCCTTTGCATCGATCACCCCAAGCTTGTCGACGGTGACCTTGAGACACACCCACGATTGCAAGTCTTTGTTCGGACCATCCTCGACCTTGAGCACCGGCACCGACACACGACGCCCCTTCGAGTCACGACCATCCAAGGGGACACGTCGGAGCTTTGGCACAATGTTCTCAATGAGCCCCAAGCCCACGCGCACCGCAGCAGCTCCCGCCATGGCGACCTTGAAGGCCCCCAAATATCCCGGGGTTGCCAGATCCGCCACGATGGCGACACCTGCCCGATACTGATGCACACGTATCGGCCCCGTCCGCGTGAGATGGTTCGTCATTTGTTTCCAAGTTTACCCAACAGAAGATACAGGGCCTCAAGGTGCTTCAGTCGATCCACTTCCTTCCACGTCTCGACGATTTCCCAGCAGTTACCCCGTCGACGCACCTGAGGCACATCCACAATCCAAGTCCGCTTGGGTGGATCTTGAAACCCCGAAGGCAACCGCTTCACCACCTTGCCGACGTTGGTATAGACGGATGAAGGCACGCGAAACCTCACATAGCTATGCGAGGCCGTGATCCTCATCACGGGATAAGTCGTAGTGCCAAAGAGCGGATTGGGCTCATCCTCTTTCGCGCTCGACCCGCCCAACTCTGAAGGACGCTCCATGTATTGCGGAAACTTAATGCGCCCCTCTTCCTCATATGCCCCGTACTTTGTTTCAAGCGTGCCGCGATCTGGAAACGCCTCAATCGGCTCCTCTCTCCACTCAGGGCGGATAATGTATTGATCCTGATCCTCCCCCGGCTCATCGACCAAGCCCTCAAAATTCGCTTGAACGATGAAACCGCTATTGTCGACATCCCACTCACTGATATTCCGATCCACCTCTGGAAGACCGATGGACACGGGCAAAGCCGCAAGCAGCGCTTCCGATTCCGATGAGTCGGTAAACAGGAACCGATACGAAAGGCCCAACAGCCCGCGACGATCCTTTCCCCCAGTGATGCCCTTGAGTTGTATCCTCATGCTAGTTTAGATCAAATCCAAATCCGGAGTTGTTTCCCGTATACCCGCCCTCTGCACCTTTTTCGATCCGTTCAAGAACGCGTTGAATATCCTTGAGGGTCTGCCCTTGCTGCTTGGTTTCATCAAGCACCAGGTCGTTCCCACTACCGCCCATCAGAAGACTTAGAGCGCCGGCCGTTTCGCCCGCGAGGGCAGCGGGAGCCCTTGCCCCACTGGCCAAACCCGAAAGCTGATCTGCCTGCTCAAGAGCAGTGTTATAGCGCTTCCTTGCCTCAAGCTCACCGTTCACGTCACCGCTCTTTTTCTTCTCCTCAACTTCTGCACGAGCCTTCTCAAGCCCCTTGGAAACATCAGCAGCACTCGTGATCTTAAGCCCGAGGGACTGAGCAAGCTTTTCCCGGAGCTGAGTCGCCTGCTCCTCCGGACTGAGCAACTTGCCCTCTTTCTCATCCGAGTCATCCCTCAGTTTTTCCAGCTCCTTTTGCTTCGTTTCCGCCTCTTGAGCCGCTTTCTCACGCATGCCCGAGCTGATGCCGTCCATCTTCTGAGTGACCTCAAGGGCCTTCCTGAGCATTTCATAGACCTTAGTGGCCTCATCCTTCATGCCCATGCCTTCGAGCTTCTTAGCCCACTGCTCTAACCCCTCGATGGTGGAGGCGAAGAATTTGCCTCCAGAGTTCTGCATCTTATCGAAGATGGCCTTCAACTCCTCATCGAGAGCCCTCAGCTTGTCCATGTCAGTCATCCCCTCATACTTGCGGGACTGCACAGACTCCTTCGATTCATCGAGTTTCTTGGTTGAGGCTTCGCTCTTCTTCTTCGCCTCCTCTTCCTTTGCCACACTCTGAGCGGCACCCACACCCTCCGCCGCCTTTGCGCGACTCTCCTCCCGCTCCCGCGCACGCTTCGCACGCGCCAACTGAGCCTCGTACTGCTTTTCTCCGAGCCGCTCGAAGGCCAGACCAGGGCCACCATGAGCCAGTGAATCCCACGAGAATTCTAGAATCCCCGCAAAGGCATCAATCACCGTTGCCGCCATTGTCGATGCCGACTGCCCAATCTGATCCATCCGATCATCGAGATAGGCAAGGCGGTCGATCACCTCATCAGACACGACGGAAACACTTTCAAACATTTCCTTGATCTCATCCGTACTCATGGATAGAAGCGGGATCAGCTCCGAGGCAGACTTGCCCAACAGCGTTTGCAGATCCGCGAGCCCCGTGCCAGTCTCCCGAGCCTTCTGGAAGGCCCCAGCCAGAGCCAGAATCTTTTGGTCCAGAGGCATCCCCGCCAACTGAGAGGCGGTCAATCCGTACCTCTCCAGAGCCTCAACGGCTGGCTCGTTGTCGATGGTCCCCAATGACTTCTCAAGCTTGAGAAAACTATTCGCCAACCCCTCTACAGAGCTATCCGTCCAGGACGCCGCAGCCCCAACACGTTGCAGCGTCTCAGGACTCTCATTAAGGCGGGTGGACATGTCACTCAAGTCCCCCATGCTTTTCGTGATCGACTTGATTGCCGAGGCCACCCCGGCAATACCCCCAACCGCAAGCAACCCCGTGATCTGCTCGGCAACAGCATCGCCGACACCACCAGCTCCAGCAGCGGCAGCGTCACCCACGCCGGACATATTTCGCCGCATGGCATCGCCAGCCCTTGCGGAACTGTTCACCGCCTCAGCGAGCCGCGTGTTGAACCGCGCAAGTTCTAGATCTAACTCACCTTGGATCATATTTATGAACGCACTTTGAAACCACTGTCACGAGCAGCCTTCCGGATCAGATAGGGAAGCTGCCGCTCAATCTTTCGGGCCTGTTGATCAACAGCCCATTGCATCCGACGAGGCATATCAGGCACCAGGGCACTGTATGAAACATTGTTTGTGAAAACGATGCGGAGGTGATTCGGCTTAAAATCGATGTCGATGGACCCGGGCGCATTGTGTTGACCCCGCGCATAGACAGGCATCGCCAACCCTAGGCGATCAGCCGCAGGCTTGAACCCTTGCGCCAATTTCCCGACGTTCCCCTTCAGCTTTCGCGCCAGGGCATCGAGCTTCTTTTCATCCACATAGTAAGGAGCCCTCTGCCCACGAGTCAGAGACTTCTTGCCTCGACGTGAACGCGAGGCCTGACGGGCATTGTAAATGCCCTCAACGTTCAAATGCTTCTCTTTGGTCGCGACGCGATAGGGCGGCTTTTTCCCCACCTCAGGCGAGCGATCACCAAAGAGATGAGGCACCATCCGAAAGCCCCGGATCTTCACACCCTGAAACACTCCGCGTAGATCCGCATCAATTCTTGCCTCACCAGCTCGACGAGCAGCTACGCCCATCAGCTTGACGCCCTCGCCCCGTTGTGCGGGTGGCGTGATCGAAAGCACCTCACGAATTACCCCCTTCGACTGAGAGAGCATTTCATCTTCGATAGTCTTACTCGTATAGCCCGCCAGCAGGGTCATTGCCCGGGCGAAGCGATCCGTTTTTAGTGTAAGGCCATCTCTCATTCACGGAGGTTGCCCCGTGTCAACCGCACCCTTGAGGAAGTCCGGAACAAGGTCCGAGACATCTTCCTCAGTGACCCGCCTCCCCACGGGGACCGTCCAGTAACCCGAGTCGCGCAAAGCCGCGTGGTAGTATTGCATCGCCTCAGGGAGAAAGATATGCCACTTGATCTCTTGGCGACTGAAATGGGTATAGCTGGCAATGGTTCCGATAGTGAACGCGAACTGGCTAGGCCCAACAAGGTCACGGGGCGAATCATCTTTAGCACCCACCTTTTTCGGCCTAGGCCGAATGTTGATGCTTGCCGCGTGAATCATCGCCACAATGCGAATTCGCCACTGGCGAAAGGCAGCAACGATGCTCGGCATGGGTTCATTGAAAGACTCCATTACCACCCTCCAACGCCCCGACCAAAGTGCGGAGCACACAGCAGGCAAAGGCTGTCCGTGCAGCCAGATGAAGGCCGCGATTTGCTGAGTCTCTTCCTCGACCGAAAGACCCGGGTCCAACTCCATCAGCTTAATCCCCATGATCTCCATCGCCTTAAAGCTTGCCAGTGAGACAGGGCGAAGGTCATGCGATTCAAAGGACGAGTCTTCCGCGAAGAACGCGAGATCCAGAAAGAGGGATCGCTCGAAATCATTCAGCTCCATGGTCAGAATCCATCCTCATATTGTTGAGCGAACCGCCTCACCCAATCGGGCCGCCCATGCATGGGAACAACCAAGGTGCGATCATGAGCATCAGGCTCCGAGGCTTGCAGCGAACGGGGGACCTCCGGCAGCTTGGCACAAAGCTGCCTGATCCAGTGCTCATAGCGAGGGAGCGCCTTTGCCGCACGGAGGAACGCAGGCTCGCTCTGACACCGAGCAACGAATTCCTCGATCCGCATCAAGTCACCTTCGCAGGCGATCCTTTGAGTACGGAAACGAAACGTGATCACACGTGACAATTTGGAGGGACTGGCGCGCTTAAAATCCTGCACATGCGCCACCCCCTCCAACACGTCGGTATGGTTGGGGAAACCATCATTGGAGAGCCGCCAACCCGCAGCCATGACCGCAGCCACGATAGGGACGCAAGAAGGAATGCGGGCAACAAGATCGCGCTCGTGGAACACCACAGGCACACAGCCGAGCCAAAGACTCATGCCGCGAGAGGGTAGTGGTTTCCACCGACCGACCCGCCGTTGAAATCATCCATTTTCTGCTCTTCCATGAGCTGATTCACAAGAAGCTTGCCGTCCTCCAAGCCCTTGACGCCCGCGCCAGAGGTGCCCAGTACCACCCCGGCAGGAAGGTCACCACGAAAGCGCGTCGTGAAGGAATTCTTCTGAAGGCAGGTCGCACGAGCCCCGGGAGCACCATCGCCCCCCAGAATCATTTTGTCCTGAACCTCGTGGGAAACCTGAACGTTCTCCGCTAGGGAGAAGGAACAACTAACGATGTTGAGCGTGTCCTCATCCGGATCACCAGCGCCCACACCAGGGCTCGCCCCCGCAGCGTCAGTAAAGGCCGAATGCCCTGACGCCATCACGGTGCAAGAGACGCGACCATTGTTGACCTCAGTCGCATCACTCTTGATGATCGTCATAGTTGCAGGCAGCGCGATAGCTGCCGATGTCACAGAGGCATGCATCGGCTCGCCTACATAGGTCACAGTGACATCCGTCTTTTTGGCGTGCAGCGGATCAGCTTTCACATACTCACCCGCAGCTCCGACAAGTTCGGAGATCTCTACGGATTGCGTCCGTTGCGATGATTGAGCCTCCGCCCCATCCGGGAGCACGATGCCAAAAGTAGAAAGAACTCCGATTGCAGCAGCCATGGTGGAAAGAGGTTGTCAAACCTCCCGCAACCCTAGCTTGATCCTGATCTGAGCTTGCCAGCGGTTGTTGCCAAGACTCTCACCCACACCTTGAAAAAAGTAGCCCGCCGTGGAAACCCCCGCAGCAGCCTCCAGAGCCGCAGAAATCGCCGCAGTATTCGCAAGCCCCGCATCCAACGCTGCCTGAGTGGCCGCAATGTCTTCCGCCGATACGGCCCGGGCGCGATCCGCGTAAAGCCTCTGCATATCTGGCCAGCACTGCCGCAGAGCCTTGACCACCGCTCGATGCTGCACCTCACTCACTCCCGCCACGTTGTCAGGAGTGGAGACCGCGATTAAGACTTCACCATCGTACAGCTCACCAACTCGATGCTGGACATCCTTGATCCCAACGATCACGTATGGAACGGAGTCCGGCAGAACGTCTTTCCCAACGTTGCAGTGCAGGGAGACCGTTGCCCCCTCAATCACGCAAGCCAACAGGGTAACCGCGCCCACACCCTCACCAATCAGGGTGTCGACCGCCCCGAACTTCTCGGTGAGGTACGCACGCAGGCCTTGTTCAATGGCCGAATTCATGGTTGCACCTCTGAGAGCGTAGGCCACCCGAACAGGATTCGGAACGCCTCAGCCTCCATCAAGGCCCCAGTGATCGCGTCATGAGGGCGAGGCTCTGGAGGCATCCCCAGAAGACTGTAAATCTCATCCGTATTGAAACCACGGGGAGGCACAGCAGCCCCCGAAGCCAAAGCGAAAGGCACCGCCAAGGAATGCAGATCAATCATCCGATGGCCAATGTCTGGAAGCACCCCGCGTTGAAAGCCAGGACGGATACGGGCATAATTCAGAAAGCGCCGATCCATATGGGGATTCAATCCCGCGAAGATGAACTTTTCCTGCCCAATCCAATCGAACGCGTTCGAAACTGCATCATGCTCAGTCGGCAACGCTGGATCATTAGCCTCCTTGAAACTGATGCCGTGCACCTCCGCCGCCCGCGCATCCCATTCCGCACCTTCCCACATGCGGCATTGAATGGAGAACTGCCCAACTCCCCCAGTCATCCAGGTCAGGCCAATCTTTAGGATGCTATGCCGCCTCTCATCCAAGCCAGTAGTTTCAATGTCACCAACCAGAATCCTCGGTTCAACGGGCATTTCACTCATTGAAGGCGAGCACCTGTCAAACCATCGCCTCAAGCACCAGCTTCCATTCCCCGGTATTATGGAGATCAGTCACAGCCTTGATCTGATAGACCACGAGCCCGCCTTCCAAGTGGATCTTGATGATCTTTTCATTGAATGACACCGAGGTCGGGAACGCGGGCCAATCCGCCTTCTTAAGTTTGACCGTTGCATCGAAGTCATATTCGGAGCCACCACCTTCACCCGCCTGCACACGTTCAAACACGGGAGGGGAATAGATCCCCGTTTTCTTCGTGCCATCGAGCGTCACGTCCTTCGCATAGCACGCGTGGCGCATCTCCCTGTCACGGTCAAAGGCGGCACGAACAGCAGCAGCAGAGGGCATGCAAGCGAACTACTGTCAAAGAAAACGCCGCCCGGGGGAGAAGTCCCGAACGGCGTTTGTGACACACAACCTTGGTAGCATCCAGCCTTATGGCCAGAAAGTTATTTGGGATCTCCCTCAACCGGGGGACCACTCTCGCCGCCGACCGGAGGGACAGCAGGAGCGGGAGGCGCACCACCCTCAGGGAGCTTGACCTTCGCTTCAGTCTTCTTCTTCCCCTTGTCGGATTCGTCGACGATGACTGTCGCCGAGCCAATCTCAGGCGTGAGGCTGAGGACGCAGCCAGAGACGACCACCTCACCTTTTTCTTCGTATGCAAGATCCACCTTCGCGCCCCCGGGATGCGTCTTTACGACATGCATTTCGGTGGGAGGCTTGCCAGCTTGATGGTAATGAACGGTTTTCATGAGTTACAGGAAAGAACTTTTTGAGTTGACCCGATCCGGATTGAGGATCAGAAGACGATGGAGAGAGCGACGCTCTTGGCGGTATTGTCACCGCCAGCCGCCTCGACCGCCGTGTTGAGGCGGATGTAACGGCGCACAGTCTGAGGCAACTTCACCGTGCGAGTGACCGCAGCAGCACCGACACCACCCGCCCCTGTCAGGACGACGGTAGCAAGCTCAGGGATGGCCGCGAAGTTCGTGCCGTCTGCACTGTCCTGAACCGTCACGGTGACCTTCTTGGTATCCACCAAGGAAGGCAGTACATCGACCACAATCTCAGCCTCGTAGCCCCGGGCATTGATACCAGGGTTATCGGCGATCAGGTCGATAGGGTCAGTGTTGTTGTTGGCGTTAGCCGCAGGCAACACTTTGCTGACCTTGAGTTGAGTGTCGCGAATTTTTCCGGGATATGAGGAGGGAGGCATAAAATTTATCTCCGATTGAAAGAGTGGGTTTAAGTCAGACGGACGCGCTGATCAGCCAGGGACTAGACTTCGATGGCATCCGTGTTGAGGATCGAATCCGTGCAGATGATCGGGATGCCGTTCGATTCAGTCGGCATGTCAGGATACACATTCTCCGGAGTGGAGCGGCTCAGGCGAAGCTGATTGCGGGAGCGCTTATTCATGAACCAGTAATCAGGCTCCGCACCCACAGGCAGCAAGTCCAGTGCGTCACCGAGCAACTTGTCCGTGCAACCCTTGCCCACGTCGGCAGTGATGTTGCACACTCGAACGGCACTGGCCTTGTGATTGAGCTGAAGACCGATCCAGCCCTCAAGATCAGCGACCCGACCGGGGAGCGGCTTGTTGTTCGTCCCCAGGATGTCCTGATCACGGAACTCACCGAGGTCGAAGACATTGCCCTGACCCGCGATCAACTCAGCGTAATCCTCGCCAAGCTTCACGCCAAACACTGACGTAGCCGTTGAGGCAGTCGTACCCGTGGCGTTTTTGGTATACGCACCACCGAAAGGAGTGAAGGCCTTGAGACCCTGAAAGCCATCGGCACCGCGATCAGTGCCGTAGAAGATCTGAGGCCCAAGCGTCGCCAGGGCCGAGAGCATAACACCCCGGGTTGCACGCGCCTCAATGGCGGACATCCCGCCAGCGTCAGCAGCAGCAGCAGCCCTCTCCACCTCGACGCGTCCGCCGAAAAGGAAACACTTGTGCTCACGCGGCTCATAGCGCCCCTTGCTGGCAGGCATGCCCTCGCCAAGCTTACGAAAGCCCGTGGTTGGCAACTCGACCATGGCGAGAGTGTTGTACCTGATGCCACTTTCGAGCACACGAACCGGGATCACCCCCAGTTCAGGCGTCTGAGCGACGTTCTCTTCAACGATGTTGCCCAACACAAGATGGGGCTGCATCGCATCAACAATGGTGATTCGACCTTGAGGCATGATAGTTTAGGTAAGTTAGACTGTTGGGTAACGAGGGGCGACCTATGTCAACGCGGAGGGTTATTTCTTCGCTGCCGCCTCAAGCTTTGCGACTGCATCAGGCACCCAATCCGGGAGCTTCCCCTTCTGCTTGAATTCGATACCTGCACGAATGCGCTCAGAGCCCCGGAGCTTGCGAATCTGATCCTCCGCCGAGACTTCGCCCGGATTATCAGAGGTCGCCGCAGGGAGCTTACCAGCAGGGAAACCAAGAGCCGCCACCTTCTCTTTTGCTTTGGAGTCCGCCCTCTTTTCAACGTCCGCTTCCTTCGCCTTAAGTTTTTCGGATTCCGTCTCAATCGCTTTGAGCGCATCTTCCGTAGCCTTCGCTTCAGCTTCGAGAGCAGCGACTCTTTCGTTCGCAGCGGTCAAGTTTCCCTGCAACTCAGTTATAGTTGCGTCTCTGGCGGACACATCAGAAGTTAGCTGATCAATCGTCGCGTTGAGATCCGCCACAGCCTTTTCACCTTTGGCTATCAGAGAGGCTGCCGCCACAAATCGCTGAGCGATAGTCATGGTCGCCTGAGGACCATCGCCCTTGCCGCCGCCCCCAGACCCGGGAGGCACGTCATCCTCAGCCTCCATTAGAGGCGGACGCAGGAACATCATTCCGCCCAGACTCGCGCAAAGAACGCCCCCCGAGGTGACATGAGGAGCGCCCGCCCCCAAGGTAACGAGGTCAGGGAGAGGAATCATTCCGAAGGCCAGAGCCATCGGCACCAGCATCGCGATAAGGATCGCACCGGAGATCAGGGGAACAAGGGCAGAGCGTTTCTTCATACCCTGCCAAAGGTCTGTCAATACTGAGGAGCCTCCGACGTCTTCTCAACTCACCGCTCTTTTCCATGCGATAGAGTTCAGATTCATTCCATAGCCAGTTATCCAACTCCTCTAGGTGCTCCTGCAACGATTTTGAGAAAACCGGGCAATCATCCAGATGCTCGCACGAACGGCCACCACAACACACGCAGGGCACGTTGTCACTGCCCAACAGGAGATGCATCTGCTCACCCACACTCATTCAGTATTCGGTTGAGGAAAACATCTGCACCCCCGCTCCAGAGGCAACCAAACGAGCCAGCTCCTCACGGAAGGGCCGCCGATGAATATTCTTCATGAGCACGTGCCCAACAGGGTAAGGGTGAGGATGCTCGTAAGCCTGACCATTCCACCTGCAACGAGCGTCCGCCATGGCTCCGCACTCACATTGCCAATGATGGAAACCGGTATAATCCCGATCATCGGAATCATTGAACATCAAGCGATCAAGAGCCTCATCTGACAACTCTTTAACGCCATCCTCGAAAACTAAATCTTCAAGCTCGACGTACTCAGACTTCAATCCCTCAAGAACCGCTTCTTTCGAAGGCCCCATCCAAACCTCGTAGTCATTGATTGCGAAAAGTTTCATATCATTCCGAAGGAAGCACAGGGTTTATTTTGAGATCACGGGGAGCTGACTCCATTCTATCCACTCGCTCGCGAAGCCTGTCGTGGAAATATCGGTTAAAGAACACACCGCCATCGATCCTCTGACACTCCTGCCAAAGCTCATCGACCTCACCTCGCATCCAATTCTCATTTCGAGCGGAGTCGCCCAGCGCCGCCGCAAGACTTTCGTCCGCAGACATCAGCTTGTTGATGGCAAGAGTGTTCAATGCCTCCCAACAGAAAAGGCAGACAACCACGAGGACTTGAACGATTCTCTTCATGCACTGAGACCGTTGTCGAATAACTCAGAGCAGATCGATGAATTCGTCCCACGTATCACAGATGCCGTCAGCGAGTCGAACCCCCACCGCCCGCTCACCACTGAAGGATTGCCCCTGCATAGTGGCATTCACCACTTTCGGACGCGCCCCTTGTACGGCGGAGGTAAACCATCCATTGAACTCATCCACGGTGGCCTGAAGCAAGACGCGGTCACCTTCGCTCAAAGGCTTTCCAGGCAGCCCCATTCCCTTGTGCTGCCCCGCCCCGAAGAACTCAAGCTTCAAGCCTTCCATGGCGAGCTTCATCGTGGGATCGAGCCACGCGAGGTAAGTTCCTATACTCCCCACGGTGGCAGATGGCGTGACGTAGATTTCATTCGCCTGACTACCAAGGTAGTAGGCAGAGCTTGCCATATTCTCATCTGAAAAGGCATAGACCGTTTTGCCACGAGTCTTCGCCGCAGCCCTCACCGCTGAGGCGGTTTCACGAATACCCTTCACCTGACCGCCAGGGCTGGCAATATCGAGCACAATGGTCGAGACATCCTTTGCTTTCGCCGCCTGATTGACCGCGTGAGCGATTGGATTGATGTCACAGAAACCCATGCAGACTTGCTGAAGGAGGCCTGCATTCTTCGCCAAGACTCCATAGATCGGGATGACCGCCACATTCGATTTACCTTCGAGGCGATAAAAGAACTCATCATTGACCACCTGCCCCGACATCCGGTCCACCGAGGGAAAGAGCTGAGTGGCACGCCGTGAAGAGTACGGATTTCGATAGACCTTCGAATTCTGTCCAGAGCCGGCAGCTTGCAACTCAAGGTTTTCCAAGCTATGACCGCCAACGATGCGCGGCCAAATAGTTGCATGCATAGCCTGAAAAACCGAGGGCTCAACGCTGAGCGGCTCGAAGTACATTGCACGTAAAAGGTGGGAGAAATTCATGGTGTTACCTCAGGGATCTTGTCTTCTTCCTCTTCCTCATCTTTGGCAGGCTCAATGGTTTGCTGCCGCTGCTCTGGATAAGCTTCCTCCCACGTGAGCTTGCGGGCCTCGACTCCCTCTTTGATGTAGAGCCGTTCGTCGAGATACTGATCAATCTCGATCTGCCACTCTTCACCGCGAAACCCGTAGAGGGATTTCATGGTGATCATGCCCCGCTTGTATTGCTCGATGTGAAGCTTTCCGTCCCGACCAAAGTCGACGGTCAAGCGAGCGGGCGCGAGCCACGCGTGATTTTCCCACCCCTCAATATCCTCAATCTCACCGTGCTCGATCATGTCGCGCAACCAGGCGATGTAGTGAGGCCCGAGGAACTGATCAACCAAGTCCTCCTGCTCTTCCTCGATCTTGCTCTGAGTGTCCGCCTGCACGAAGCGCATATTCGCGCCACCGAGGCCAATGATGTTCCAGAGGATTTCAGGGAAATAATCGAGCGCGAGAGCCACGTCTCTAACCAGGTCATTCAGGTGCTCCCTGACGTTCTGGCTAGGATTCGTGGACTGAACCATTTTGAAGGTCTGCCCGGGCTTTAGGCCCCACGCTTCCCCGCCCATGAGGAACTGCTCAAGAGAGATCTTTTTCCCGTCATTCGTTTCGATGAACTTTTGAGGACGAGGAGCCAAAGCCCCCCCAGCTCCAGCAACATTGCTCGTTTGCTGAGCCGCTTCCTCAATAACGTAGGCGATATGGCTCGCGACCTTGATGCCCTTTGTCAGAGCCGCCATGATCTCACCACGATCCAGCACCTTGTTAAGCACTGGATAGAATCGAGTGAGCCCGCGCACCTGATTGATGCGCTCGTAATTCGCAAAGAACAGGACGTTCTCTGCCGGGACATCAACAGTCGTTTCCTGATTCCGGTCATTCGTGCCCAAGAATCGGAAGGCTTGCGCTGCCGTGTGTTGATCAAGCAACACACCGTCATGCCAACGCTTGTTTGGTTCATGCTTCCGACCGTTTCCGATTTGGTTGGATTCGTAGAGCGCGATACGCAGGCGATTCGTTTCCTCGTCCCGAGCCAACACCGCAGCCCCGTCACCATCTTTGATCTTGCAGCGAATGATAGCTCGCTGAGCCTGACCAGTGTTGAAGCGCTTGCCGAGGTGGAAGGTATTGGCCGATCCGCAACGGCTTGAGTAGAGCATCCGGACGCGCCGACTCCACTCCTTGTTTTTCACCAGCGGGTAAGGCATCAGTCCAGTGCCAACCACCATTCGAGCGACACCATTGACGGCCCGATGAATCAACCCACCCCCGGAGTTGTAGATGAAGCGACTCCGCTTGAGCAGCTCAAGTCGGCTCCACTCATCGACTTCCTTTTTTGTATCGAGAGTGGGAAGGTAGATATACCCTCGATCCCGGGAAAATTCGGCACCCTGAAACGAACCCTGCATGGCAGAGAGCGTCAGGTCTGGAGCGGAAATGGCGCGCACGTGCGCGCCATTGTTTTGCTGATGAGAGTACCTTTTGCGTCTGCTCATAGATTATCCCATGGTGCAAGGCCCGCCGCTGAAATCCGCGTAGCTCAGATTTCCAACAGGCGGCTTTGATCCACCCGTTTCCTCAGTGAGTTCCAGCCTTTGAATGGCTGACTCGCAGAGCTGGTCGAGCACGTGAGCGGCGATTTCCCGCATCCAGCTCGTGTTGCTCCCCTGATCTGAGACTTGAGTCGCGTACTCATCCCCACTCATCCAGGCGGTTCGAGCCGTGTTTTGAGTGGTGACTAGCCACCCCTTGCCGTCTGGCAACGTCCCTGCATGACGCAGGAGGGAACTGATTAACAACTCAGGGTTTGCTTGCAGGGCGGACACGCTGGGAAATGCGTGTCAATGTCCCACGCGGCACAACGAGCTAAGGGTATTCGCACTTATGGCCCAGAGCCTTCATTCACCGACACAGGAGGCGTAGGCTCCAAAAGCAACTGCTCTGCATTGCCGTACTCCGGGAGGCACAGCACGAGCACACCGTAACCCCGGAAGCGACACACCAAGTTGCCCGCAACCCCTTGATCATGCAGGGCCTGCAAGAGTGCCGTCTGAGCATCTTTCGATTCGGACATCTACGGGTATAAGGCTGTCAAGACGGCTATCGACCGAGCGCCCGTAACGCGTCTCGGTTCTCATGAAATAGGACGTACTGCATCTTGCAGCCGTCACCCTCATCGTTAGGCCCGTATTTTGATTTTTCGTGAATCCACTTCTTTTCTTCCTCTGAGTATCGTTCAGCCGTCAGCTCCGCGATTGAGGTCTCAGGAAGGTCATGAGGCAACCAGAGCCGAGGCTCAGCCCTCTTTTGCACGTGACTGAGATAGAACTCATTCTTGATGCCATGGTCGAAAAAGTATCTGACCATGATGGGAGTGCCGTCCACATAGTCTTTCACGAGCCGCCACGTTTTACCTTTATACCCTTCGTGCTCGCCCTCACCCCTCGCAGGGAGGATCATCCACCCGTGAAGGTTTATCATCTTCAAGCAAAAACGATAGACCTCATGAGGCCTATGTCCCGAGTCGATAAGCCCCGCCGTGATGAACATCGGCTCTTCCTCGCCCTCGATAAAGTAGGGACGGAGCCGCAATGTCGCGTCAAGCTGATCCTCATCCTGCACGGTGCCACGGTCGATCCAGAAGGCTTGCCCATCAGGCAACCAGCCAAAGACAGTATATTTCAAATAACTGAACTGCTTGTCAGCAGTCATGGTGATCCAAACAGGCTTGAACGGCAATCGGCCCTGAGGCTTCCCGTCCTTATAGGCCATATAGAAGACAGGGTTTCGCGGATCGCCATTGTGATCAGTGAGCAGGCAGAGGGGGGCCAGCGTCGTCTTAATAATGGTTTCCGTGCCGTCCGCATTCGAGACCTTCACGTCTTCCACCCTGCCAGCCTTCAGCGCTTTGACCGACTCCGCCGTGACCGAATACACTTCATCTTCCCAAGGCCATCCCTCGTGGTTGATTCGGAAATATTTCTTCGCCTCTTGGGTGGGATTGATCACATGGGCGAGCAGGTGCATTTGTTTCAGCTCACCCCAACTCACGCGCTCATGCAGCGAGTACAGGTCGCTGATGTGATAGCTTTCCACCCCGGGCTCAGGAGGCACATACTTCCCCGAAGGCGAACGCCGCCGCTCACTGGGAGGCGTGGGCACCTGTCGCGCAAGGTCACTATTGACCATCGAGCGCTTTTCCTTCTCTTCAATCCTTCCGTGGCAGAGCTGGCATTGATAGTAAGTTTCCGTCACCACCCGGGCGAGATCCCATTCACCTCCTTCATAGCACCCCTCGACAACCAGGTGATCAGTCCGCAATTCGATCAATCGCTCACATCGAGGGCAAGGGATCAGGAATTTCTTCTGAGTCCCCGAGATGAATATCTCATCGATGATTCCGCCCGCCAACTCAGGCTTGGCAATGGCCAGCACCAGCCCGTCAGGCACGTCCGTTTGCCGGGACCGTGCTCGCTTGTAGGTAGTTGTTTCCTGATTTTTTACGTGGTTCTCGATCTCATCTAGGATGATGAGGCGATACCAAATTTCCTGAAATGGATCTGCGGAGCCCGAGCCGCTGAAGACCATGTCCATGGAGTCGAGTGAGATCCGAGAGAGGCCCGTGTCCTTCGGGTCTGCCGACAGCACCCCCGCCGACATCGTGGTCAACATTCGGCGGTCGACAATCTCCCGGGCCTTCTTGTCTGACGTGATGGAGTAGAGCGCATTCCCCGGCCAATTCTCAGGCATCCACCGGAGGATGTTGAGCGCGCCCTCAGTGACCCCCGTTCGAGAGGATTTCATGTATGCCCCGACACGCACGTCAGAACGCAGGGGCAACTCTTGCCACTCCTTTGTCCAGGGAGTGTTGCTGACGTCGTACTGCTTGGGGGTGGCGGACATCTTGCCGCCCAACCAGACTTCACGCCCCGCCCACTGCCACGCCGCCTCAGTAGGCTTCCCTCGAAAGCACCGATCAGCATGCCCCGCTAGCCAACGATGCTCCGGAGTGGTCGACGGTTGCAGTTGATACGGTATGCACAGCGGGAACGCTGGATTCAGGCTACTGAAGAGGTCCATGCAGGATCAGTGAGTTTCTGAGTGCCGTCCCACGCGGAGCGGTATCGAGTCTTCTTAAGGTGCATGAAGACAGCATCGCGCAGCGGAACAACGATGGCGCGCCTGTCACTGGGTGCGATATGAGGAGCCAACTTTTCCGACAGGACCATCATAGCATTGAAGATAGAATAGGACATGACCGACAGCATACCCACCATCTCGGCATTCAGCACACTGGCCCGGATGACCGAGCCGTTCGCCTCTTGAATCTTCACGCTATCTTTTTCCCACTGCCTGAGGGTGCCGACGAGCTTTTGCCACTCAGCTTGCAAGGTACGGTACTGAGTGAAGTTTTGCGCCAACCTCGCTTTCTCCATCTGATCAAAGACACCGACGACCAGGGCGCGGACCTGACGCAAGCCGAGGTCAGAGGATACGTCCGCATCCATGTCGAGGGTAGGAGGAGGCAACGCGTCGTCTGACGCGCCAGCACCCCCGGGAGGAGCCGCAGCCGCCCCTTGCGTCACCTGCACGGTAGGAGGCGACGTAGGCACACCACCCTTGAGCTTGAGCAGGTAGTCAGGCACTCGCCATTCCATGTTGCGCTCCCACCAGTCCGCCATGGATGGCAAGTCATCGAAGGGAGGCAGGTCCGGAGGAGACTTACCCCGCCCTGCCTGTATCCACCTCTTGAGCTTCCGGGTCGGATCTTTCGAGTCGAGCCCGAGCTGAGCCGCATAGTGCGCGAGCGTGTGTTTGTACTTCTCAGCGGTCACACGCTGAGCACCAGCTCGCCCGTCTGGGACCGTGGTTCCCATCTCCCGGATCTCTTCTTTCGTGAGGTCACCACCCTTCGCCCACCGCCTCACCAGGGCAGCGAGGCGCGCCCTCTGCAACTCCCGGGTCTCAGACGAGCAGGACGGCCCACTTGTCAGCCGGGTCATTTCGTCCCCGTTCAGGTTTCCCCCGCACGCGAGCTTGGTCAGGATGTGGGCGAATTCAGCAACCATGGGGCACGCGGTCGACCGCGTGTCAATTTGTCCCCGGCACCCCGACCGCACCGCCACAGCGCGCCCTAGAGGCACGGGGACACCCTAGCGGGGACGTTATGGAATCGTGACACCCCCTCTCAAAAAGCGGGGGGGACGCTTTACCTACTCGCTCCCGGGACGGGGGGCCAAAAGATTCCTTAAGGGGGCCTTAGTATCTATCAGCAAGGACAATTAACACACCTTAAGAGTCAATACATGGCAAGTCTGACATGTTGTCCCCGCGTTCTGTCACCGGGGGATACCCCGCAAAGAAGCAAACTGCAATCCCTCTCTCTTGTCAGACTTAGCATCTTGTCAGAAACCTTGGTCTTTCGGCCCCTCGCGGGCTGGCAAGATGCCTGCCAAGATGATGATGAGGGGTACGGGGAGGGGGCACGGGGAGGGCGCGCCCTCCCCGGCAAAAGAGTCGCTTCGCGAGGGGAGCGCGAGGGGAGAGGGGGCAAGAAATAGGGTCGAAGGGGAGGGTATAGACCCGAGGGACCTCTCATGCGCATCAAGTGGCCCGCTTCGCGGGCGAAGGTAGAGAGAGGGGGCGCATCATGGGCGGTTGCTCGTCAATCACCCGAGGCACACCCTCGCCTCAATAGGCCCGCTTCACGGGCGAGCCATAGGCGGAGAGGAGGTAGTCACCGGGTCACCGCCATCAATCACCCGAGGGACCATGATCCACCCAGGGGCACGGGGGAGCGAGGGCCGATGACAATGGCGCGCACATACTCGGCAAAAGAAAGTTGAGAAACCCTCTTGCAATGTTTTGATTTGTATATACTATTCAAATGTCGAGCGACACAACGCCGCAAGACAAACTCAACTCCCGACCGGGCGGGCCAATTCCCGGACACCTAACATGAATACCCTTAGCACTCGCATTAATCGGTTCGGATCTGGCGCTACTCACCTTCGCTCAGACACCCCCTTGACCCTTGGCCAAATCCAAGCTGCCGCCCCCTCCATCTTCGCTGACAGCGCTCACGAGTCCCGCTCTAACCGTTACACTCACATTCCCACCAGCGAGGTGCTCACCCGGCTGATGGCTGAAGACTTCCAGGTCCACGCCGTGATGCAGGGCGGGAGCCGCGACGAGCAGAAGAGAGGCTTCACAAAGCACCTCCTTAGACTCCGCCACGCCTCCCAGGCCCTGACCGTAGGTGGCACACATAATGAGATTGTGCTGCTCAATAGCCATGACGGCACGAGCTCATATCGCCTCATGGCCGGAGTCTTCCGTCTTGTCTGCGGGAACGGAATGGTCGTGGCTGAAAACAGCGTGGCAGACGTAAGGATCTCACACAAAGGCAACGTGTCGGATCTCGTGCTCGATGGTTGCGTCGAGGTTCTTAACCGCCTCCCCGAGGTGAGCGAGAGCGTTCGCCAAATGAGCGACCTTCGTCTCACATCCGAAGAGCAGGCTCTCTTTGCATCTTCCGCCCTGATCGCCAAGTACGGAGACGAGCCGGCCCCAGTCACCGCCACCCAACTGCTCAACGTCCGGCGCAGGGATGACGCACCCTCCAATCTCTGGAACACCCTCAACACAGTTCAAGAGAACGTCATCAGAGGCGGCATCAGCTACATTCAACGTGACGATCAAGGGCGCCGTGTGGCCCGCAGGCAGACCCGCGAGGTGCGCGGCATCGATCAGAACACCAATCTCAATCGGGCGCTTTGGGCTCTCGCTGAGGGCATGAAGCAACTGAAGGCCTGATAAATCGAATCCTCCCAGAGGGCGGCTCAGAAACCGCCGCCCTCTGGGAAGCCCGCTTGAAAGTCAAAAAAGCAAATTCAATCTTCACGACAATGACTAGTTGCCACAAAACCCTTACAGACGCCCAGACGCGGCTTAATCGCGCCCGCGAGATCCTTGCGCCCTTCTGGACCTCCCTCAACGCCGAGGAAACGTATCGGGAAGCCCGAGCCTCAGGAGTCTACAGCAGGCGGGATCTGAGCAGAATCAGGGACAATCAGCACCTAGCGAGCAGACTCACCCACGAGTTCCACTTTGAGCAGACCGGGTTTTCAAACTCCCAAGGCCAGGAGATCCGGTGGCAGTTCATCACCAAGGAAGTTGCCTCCACCATGCAGCGCTACGAGCGAGGCCTCGCAACCGCAAACGCTCTGGAAACCGTGCTGCAAAGGATGGAGAGGATCACCGCAATCGCAACCCGCCTCATGACAGAGAAGATTCCCTGCCCCTCAACGGAAGGTGGCGAGATCTCAAGCCTTGCAGAAATAGCCGGGACGCTCTACCCAGAGCACACCCAGGAGACCGCCGACGACTACGACACCCATCCAAACCGCTTTCGCGAATAATCTCATGCAGCAACCCATAGCCAGCGAGCCCCCCGACGAAAAGCCCAAACAGAGAGGAGCGCCCACGGGCAACCAGAATGCCACCAAGCCCGAGGAAGAGAAGATCCACGGGCGAGGAAGAGTGATCGCCGATTTCGGACACCTCAAGACCAGGTGCGTGAAGGCAGCAGGCAAGCAGGGCAAAAAGCTGGTAGAATGGCTGAGGGAAGCTGCCGAGGAAAAGCTCGCCCGCGAGGCGACAGAGGTCGAGAAGACGCCACCCCTCAACCTCAAGGACTGATAGAAAAATTCGCTACTGCAGATGAATTTCGGCTCTGGATCTCGGCATAAAGATACCACTAGCCCCCCTCAGGTTTAGGCGCGACCGGAAGCTCATCGAGCCATTCAATCGGGTAAATCTGCCCGTGCTCCTGCTTGCGCTTACCAAAGCGGAAGCGCCGCCCCTTGGAGCTACGTAGATCCTCCTTGCCGCGCCACTTCTCAAGCCGCCTCCCGAGCTTGCGCAGGTCGCCAGCCTTAGGGGGCTGCTTCTCTTCCGGCCCACCGACAACCTCGATGAGGACGCCGATTTTCCGGGCCTTCTCGACGACAACAGTCGTCGTGATCAACTTGCCAGCCCACGGCTCCTTTTCCTCATCCTGATCCTCTAGCCAGATCTCATAGTCTTCCTCGACATCATCCGCGAGAGCCGTCAGGAGCTTGCGCATTTCATCCGTCTGCTTATCGCCCGAGAACGGAAGCTCAGCCGCAACGAACGGATCATCAGTAACCCCGAGTGACTCCATGATGCCACCCACCAGGGCACTCCACTCAGGGGCACGGGGTTTGCTGAACGTGGCCGGAGGTTGCCCCAGCGTGATCCAGTGGCGAGTCATCGCCCACAGCGCGGATAAGAGCCGCTCACGCTGAGGAGCCAGCCCCATCCAATGCGCAGTCATGTTGTGCGAGTGCTTGATCGACTCTGCATCCACATTCAAGAACAGCTCGCAGATGAGCCCGCGTTGCTGCATGTCACGGGTCACGTTAACGTTGTTTCCTGTAACGAATACTTGCGTGACCGCAGGAACCTCGAACATCTCATCGTTGCCGCCGTACTTGCGCCCCACGTGTTTCGGGGAGGTCACAAATCGATTGAGCGCGTTCGAAAAGACTGATGGAGGCACGTCATCAAGGAAGAGAAAGGGCGCGCTGCTCTGAGCCGCCGTCTCAAGCAGAGCCGTGAATCTATCTTGGTTGAGCCCGCCGTTCCCACTGATGGGAAGATCAGTATTGCCCGCAATCCCGTAGAGAGACGCGAGGGACATAGCCACCTGAATCGATTTGCCAGAACCCTGATCGTTAGAAAAGTACATCATCAACGGACGAATGACCCCCGGCGAAAGCAGGAAGCGGTTGAAGACCCCCAGCATACCCGCGACATGCACAAGGAATGAGCGATTCGTCCAGGCGTGCTTTTTGAAGGGCTGCTTCATGTCGGCATACGGGAACTCGCAGCAAAATTCGTTGATCACGTCGATTGCCTCAGCGGGAGTCATGTCCAGGCGATAGGGCACAGCGTCATCACACCAAATCTGACTGTCGTGATCATACCCGGGCCTCAGCAACTCGATCTTTCCATCCTTCCTAAGCACGGGGGCGCGCACGTTCACGACGTGCTCGATGATTGGGATCTGGACTAGGAAGTCATCGGTTTCCAGGACCTTCGCCGCCAGATCCTTCCCCATGGAAGTCTCCTGCATATAGTACCCACCTTTGCCCCCACGATGGTTTTTGTAGCAGGTCACGAATTTCTCGACCCACCCCGGGAAGCGATGAGGCGTCATTTCCTTCCAACCCTCATCGGAAAACATGGCCACAAGGCGACGACTGATCCCCTTGCGGTAGAGCCCGCAATTCTTCAGCATGCCGCCGAGCTGCATACCCATCTCACGAACCCCGAGGTCAAGATCCACCTTGGGAACGATGCGGTCGAACCCCGGCAGATTTTCGCCGAGAGCCTCAATCTGAGGCCTGAGCGCTTCCAACAGCCCACGCGGGACCGTGATGTCTTTAGCCGATGAATCTGCACTAAGCATGAATTGCCCTCTCTTTGAGAGTCAGAATTGGCTTCATGGGAGGCTCAGGATGCAGGTAAACAAGCTCCTGCAATTGGGGTTTAGGAAATCGAATGTATTGTTTTGTTTTCTTGTCGACATACCCCTCGCGGAAACAACACGGCAGGCGGGAAAGTCGCACGGCAGACAAAGCCCCCGGATCTGCCCCAATAGGGGCCAGCATCGGGCCAATGAAATCACGAATGGCATCCCATTCTACTTTACTCCCTGCATCCACACGCACCAGGGCATGCAGGGAGCGTTTTCCGGAACTGTAGATAGCAACGACTGGGAGAGCCAGCTTGACCAGGGCGCGCAACCAAAGCTCTTCCGGAGCCTCGTCACTTTCAAGAATCATATGTCGCCACGAGGTGATATTGGGCCAGCTCCGACGCGTCCACTCCGCGTTTAGTTCACCCGCCCGGTCACCGTGACGAATCTTGGTTGCCTTATTCTCCCATTGCCCCGTGACGGGATTCGTCAGAAACCAAACGCCACACCTCCCCGTGGTCGGCAACGCTGAAGGCACCGCCTTAACCCCTCGCTCCGCCGCGAGGCGATAGCTCCCAAAGCCGGACCTATGGATAAAATCACCCTGCGAGTATTCCGAGGTGAAAATCAAGACTCGCTCATCCTTGGAATACATCGTCTCGATAAAATCCGCAGCAGTCATGTTTTGCACCGGCTTAGGCGAGCGACGACTGAGCCACTCGCGGTCAATCGGCTGAACCCCCTCAACGAAACGCTCAAGCTTCGCCAGATCGAAAGGCGGACGCTTCTCTTTCGCAGGCATCGTAGGGCGAGGCGCAACGCCCGGCTCAACAGGTCCGTAGAGTCGCCGCGTGTGCGAGGTTCTCACAGCATCAGGGAGGAGATACCTGCCCACTTCCTCGACGCACCGCTTCCACTCCCACCGCGTGACGTGCGCGAGCAGCATCAGACCATCGCCGGACAAGTTACCCCCGCCGCCCTGAGAGCAAAAGAAAGTCCCATCCCCATCGCGGTCATCGAAGCGAAAGCGATCCCTGCCACCGCAGCCAGGGCAACGGCAATGCTTGCCCGTCAGCAGGTCAGTAGGTACACCAAAACGAGCAAGCACGTCGACCCACCTCCCGTTCGCCGCCTGACGCACGTCTTCCGCCTGATACCATCCACGAGGATTTTCGTCCGATTCCATTGTCGCAGAATTATTCCTGAGGCCAGTTAAACACTCCATCCGTCACACCGAGCGCCGTATTCGGCGGCTCATAGTTCATCCATAGAACCTCGGTTCGAGGCCGCGCCCCGTCAGCCATTGCCCTACGCTCAACACGAAACCACCCTTTGAATATTTCATTGTACAGAGCTGACGGGTAACCGGAAACAACAACGAAACCCGATAGCCTTGAAAGGTATTCACCAAGCTCCTGATGCTGCTCATCCGTCATTTCATGACGGTACTCGCCACACCCATCGCCACGCGCAGAACCCACATACGGGGGATCAACGTAGTGAAGCGTTGTTCGCTCATCGTGAGCACTCATGACTTGCACAGCCTCTCGGTTTTCGATCACAACGCCGCGCAAGCGCTCAACAATCAACTCTAACGCTTGCGGGAAGGAATGCCAGTTTGAGGCCGGTGTGGAATAAGCTCTCGAAGTGTTTGACCGAAATCCAGTCATCACCCGTCCATTGGGGCGAGATTCCGACACACCACCAGAGCCGAATCCCATATATGCCCGGACAACGGAACGCCTAGCCTGCTCAAAGGAGGAATCGGCCGGCAACCACGCACCCAAAAACTCCGCCCGCGCAAAAGGTGTGCAGCGAAGCGCCTCCCTCAATCTCAATCCGTCATCGCGCACCACCCTGAAGAGATTCACGACCTCAGAGTCAAGGTCGTTGTAGATCTCCGCATAGCTCCGCTCCTTTCGCAGCAACACACTACCGCCACCCCCGAATGGCTCGACGTAAACTCGATGCTTCGGAAAATGCGAGATGATCCATGGGGCAAGCCGCCACTTGCCGCCATGGTATCTAATGAGTGGCCGACGGGGCGTCATTGCACGATTTCCCCAATCGGGGTTTGCTGGGTCTCAATCCACCGCTCACGATTATCGCCGAGACGATGGTCGAGCTGCTCCATTGTCTCCTCATTCATATGAAGGCCCTTGCAGAGAGCCGTATAGAACGCACCCCATTCCCCCGCGACCAAGGGATCAGGGTGCTTGTAGCCAACGATCTCGACTGCATGAATGAAGTGCATCAGGAAGTGATGAGGCATCTCATCAACCCCACGAATAAAGTCCCTCATTGCGCCCTGTAGCCGATCAGGATGAGAGCAAGGCCCCGTGAAGGACCCTCCACCGGGGACATATGCGTCCGCCAGGACAAGTCCGTCCATGGCCGAAAGCAGGATGACCCGCCTGTAGGCCCGCAGCACCGCTTTTGCTGGTGACTCTTTCCGAAGGCCATCAGGTCCCCTGAGAGCACAGAGCAAAACCGTTTGCTGCATCATCGGAAGTTTCGAAGGCCATTCCTGCACCACGCTCCTGCCCCGTGCAGGACTCCACACAATCTGATATTCCTTTTCGGTTTCCGTTCCAATGACCCGAAAAGTCGTCTGGCTCAAAGTCATCATCGCCTTATTGCGGATGACGTAGCCCATCCACTTCTCCAAAAGCTCAATCTTGTCGGCTGGCACCTCACCCACCAAGCCAACAACATCCTTCAGCAACTTCCGCTGCCGAGCCGAGGCAATGATTTCCTCAAACCGGAAGCGCGACGAACGCTCATCCCGCTCCACAGCCTCAGCAATGGGCACAATTGCCCACGCCAATTCAACCGCGATACTCATTTCGAGGCCCCTCCTTTCTTCGTGCCAGCCTTTTTGACCGCCGATTTCTTGGCAGGCTTGGCAACCTTTTTAGCCACCGCCTTTGCGGATTTCTTCACCACTTGGCGCGAGGCTTCAGCCGCCTTTTTCGCGGCTATCTTGGACTTCTGTTTCACAATCTTCCTCGCAGCCTCGACCGCCTTGTGAGCCTTAAGGAAAAAGCCATCGCCACCGGAGGCGATGTCCAACTCTGGCTGCACTTCGCTTTTGATTTCATCGAGGACGACGACGCCCCCGCTTCCCTCTGGCGATGCCGCCTCGGAAGCCGAGACTAGGTGAAAGTCAGACGTCTCCCGCAAAGGCTCAGCGCCCACTTTATCAGAGCCGCCCTCAGGCACATCTCGCGATTGAAGAGACTTCACTTCCTCATTCGCCCGCACAAGGAGAGTTTGGAGATCATCCATGGTCGCACTCTCATCAGAAGTGGACTTCAAGCCGTTGTCACGGGCGACAGAATCAATCCACCCCTGCACTAGATCGGGATATTCCGCCCCCTCAGCCAACTCCGCGAGCGCCCGGATCTCACCAATCAACTCAGCACGAAGCGCCTTCTCACCGCCCACCAGAGCCTCAGAAGGAATAATCACACCCTGAACGCGAGCTGCCTCCATGGCCGCATCAAGCAAGGCCTTTGTACCCTCCAAGCTCAAGACGTATTGAGGATCTACGAAAATAGCGTTATCCCTCACAACATCGTTGAGCCATTTGATCGGATCAGCAGCATTTGCCGCCCGCGCCAACACCATCAACTGACTATCGAGCGCCGCCCGCTCTTCCTTACTTTCCCCGGACAACTCAAGGCCCAATGTCTCATCCGGAGTAACCACGGGATCAGTCTCAAAGCGCACACCGAGAGCATCCCCCCAATCCTCCCACCCCTGCCAACCAGGCCCCCACTGGGACATGCAACGTCCGAGGAACATCATGATGACGAGGGCGATATAGTCAGGCCACTCCGACAGCCCGAATTCATCCTCAAGGTTGTCCAGTTCGACTTTCACCCCAGGCAGCTTCCGCAGTAGTTTCATTGCATCCGGCCCAGCTACACGTTCCGCAGCATCGACCACCAGGAGCGAAGCCATATCCTTGTCCTGCTTCGCGACCGCGACACGCAGGGCCACGCGGAGTTTCGCCATGAATTCCAGAGTCCGACGCTCCTTTGTCGCCGCCACTTCGCGAGCCAATCGGTTAGCCTCTTTCGCCGCCCCCTCATCCCACGTGGTACGCGGAGCTTCTGGCGTCGGCTCTTTTGGTGGCCCGTCAGAAAATTCAGGCATAGGTGGAAAGACCGGATCAGCCCCACTCGCGGGAGGCTCAGTCTCCTTGTTGACCAAGGCAACCGCTTCCTCCCACTTCACCAATTCAACGAAGGCACCCGAGGGAGCTTGAGCGAGCCAGACGGTAATACCTTTGCCCTTGCCGTGTTTTTTGATGATCGCTTTCCACGTCGGGACTTTGGCCGCATCAAAGTGATTGAACAGAGTAGGATCGACCTTGGATTCAATATCCACATACCCGCTCGAATCTTTGAGCTTACCATCTTCCCCGAAAATTTTCTTTGCCTGATCTGCATCAAGCAACTCGCAACCCCGCGCCAAGGCCTCTTTACGTACCGTCTCAGCCACCGCTTCGCACTTTTTCGCGAAGCACTTAGGTTGAGTACAAAGGTTGGGATTGATGCCCGACTGACCACCTGCACCACCACGCCCACCGCTGACAGCCAGATCGTCTTTGAAGGCAGGCATATTACCCGCTCGAAACGGGCAGTCACTGCACGCCCCACCCATGACGCGAGCACCAGCGATATCTTTCATTTCTGGGACAAGCAAGGCATCCGCCTGCTTGAATGGCGCGCCCTGTAGACTCCGGGCAAATCGGTCTTTGATCAGCTCCTTTGTCTCAAGCACCGACAGCGGACCGCTCGTTTTGTTGGCAGGTCGAAGCACCATCTTTCCCGCCAACTCCCGCTGCTCACGATCTGGGATCGATGCAACAACAGCCGCCGACGCCTTCGCCAACTCCCCACGCTCAACCGCCGCCTGCAATTCCTGAGGTGCGTCGAGGATGGCCAGCAACTCACGGATGTAGTTCTCTGATTTATCGATCCGAACCGCGCACTTTTCGAGCGTGTACAAGGGCGCGCCCTCACCATCTTTGAGGGACATCAGCGAAGCAAAGCCCCGGGCCTCTTCGACGACGCTCCATTCCTCGTGTTGGAGCTGCTCAACGAGCACCAGCTCGTGAGCTTCGTTGTCCGTCATTTCCTTAATCTTCGCCCGCAGTGAGACGAATCCAGCCAGAGGGCAGGCGCGCCACCGCCGCTCACCCGCGACAAGCTCATAACGCCCGCCCTCTTTGGGACGCACCAAGGCATCATCTAGCTGCCCATGGAGCTTGAGACTCCCCGCGAGTTCATTGAGCTTCCCCTCATCGAAGCGAGTGCGATTGTAGGGAGAGGGATCGATCAGCGCGAGGGGGATATCCCAGGCGCGGTTTTCAGCTTCTTTGGGCTCAAGGGTACGTTCACTCATGGTCGTTGTCGGTTTCGAGGTCTGATTTTCCTAGTTCTGCCCCGGCGATTTCCGGGAAAAGTTTCGTGAGCCGCCGCAGCTCCGCCGCTTCCTGCTCACGCTTGAGAAAGGCCTTGAGAGCACGCGGATCGGTAGGCAACCCGGGACGACGGGGAATATGGGAGTGCTCCCGGAGAACCTTGCGAGCCTTCTCCTTTTCCCACAACGCATCCAAGGATTCCTCGACCGCGCCCGCCCGGTTTTTGTTACCCTCTTGCACCTTGGAATAGGTTGCGATGGCACTCTCACTCTTCCCCCCGGGAGCCGTCAGGCCCGAGTAACCATTGAGTTCGAGCGGCACACGGACACGACGCTTTCGACGGGCACACATGGCGGCACGCGTTTCAACGAACCCCCGAGCAAATTCCGTCTGAGTGATCCAGGCCAACAGGGCGCGATCCTCAGCAGCCAGCACCGTCAGGTTCGCGAACGCCGCCCGGAGAGTGCGCGTCCATTTGCTTGTGCGAAGATCCTGCCACGCAGAACGAAGGATGGCCCGCAAGACATCGCGCCGCCGCTCCCGCTCTTCATGATCTTGAGCCCACTCGCCTTGCTCACCATCGAGCAAGGCAGAGATAGGAGTGTATCCCTGCAAGGACTGCCAGTCCCGATAGACCGCACGCTTTCCCAAGCCAAAGACTTTTTCAGCCCTCGCGAACTTACCCTTCCTCACAAACTTCAGCTCATCTTGAGCCATTCTGGAACCATACTGCGGATCAACATTCAGAGCAGCAAAGCCAAAGTAAGCGCAAGCCTCATTCATGCACCGGGCGTTATGCCAGACATAACGGAGTAGCGTTTTCCAACAGTCACTCTCACGGTAGAAGTCCCCGTCAGATTCAGGAGCCATCATTCCAGTTCTGAGATCCATGTCTGCAAACACAGCCTCCGGAGTGCCGTGATCCACGCGCACCCAAGCTTTGTTGCGGACATCGTAGACGCCCTGACTGCCCCTCATGCGAGCCTCTTGCTTGGCGCTACTCATGCCGCATACCTCCGCAGAGCAGCCTTAACCAGGGCGCGACTAAGATTGACCGGGACAGCATTGCCGATCTGCTTGACGACCTCACTTTTATTTCCTTTGAACTGATAGTCCTCCGGGAAGCCTTGAGCCCTCGCCAACTCGTGAGGCTGGAACATCCGCCAGCGAAAACGCACCCGGCATTTCACCCCCGCGATCTCAATCTCAGGACACACGAGGGCAAAACGATCATGTGAGGTGATGGTATCGAGAGGCCTGTCCAGAGCACAGGAAATAGAGTTGCCGTAATACTTGACGACATACGGCTTCAGCAAAGCCCATTCCCCGCGGTTACCGCAAACGGTAGGGAACGGCTGATGACCACCGCGCACGCGACGCAGCACGGCACCAGCATCGCCACCGTCCCCGTGGCAAGTCTGCACCAAGTAGGCTTGCAAGAGACCGTGCCGCGCCTCAGTCGTGATGGTGCTCAACGGGACATCGAGACTTGAGCAGGAGATCCGCCCACCCCCCGTGTGATCAATAGGGACGACGAACGCATTCACCCACGCGACATGTCCACCGCCGCCCGTGATAGTGACCACTGGCTCATTCATGCCCCGAGAACTTCCCTCTAGAGCCTGCTCTGAAGTGCCCCGAAGATTGACGATGTAGGAATAACCATCATTTGCGACCTCACCCTTTACCAAGCCCTCACGCATAGGCTGAAGCCCGTGGCGATAGAACCCCGCATGAATGCGCCTGAGAGTATTGGGAGACAACGGGAGCCCACCGTATTTCTTCTTTCCGGGCATTTCGTCCAACCACCTGCCAGGGAGCGACCAGTCTACGCAGTCAAAGGCAGTCTTGTACGGCTCCACGAGCGACAGCACCTCACCCTGAGGTGTGATCCCATGAGTCGCATCAGGCCAAACGGGACGCCTCTTTCCTCGCACCGCCTGAATGATCAAGCGCGTCCGGGAAGTCGGGTCACCGTAGTCGGCAGCACAAAGCAACCGATGCTCCACCCTGTAACCAACAGATTCCAGCATACCCTTCCAGGCGCGGAAGATCTCACCCTTACGAGCCTTAATAGGGCGGTTGCGCGAGTCCAGCGGCCCCCACTGCAAGAACGCGGGCACGTTCTCAATCAAGATGATCGGGGGACGCAGCGCCTCCGCCCAACGGATGACGCACATTGCCGAGGCCCTGCTCTGATCGACCACGGGGAGCCCTCCGCGAGCAGGAGAGTGATTTGTGCATTCAGGCGACGCCCAGAGCACATCTAACTCACCTTCGCCGTAGATATGCCGGGGGTTTATGTTGTCCAAGCTCGCGCAGTAGTGCCGCGAGTCCGGATGATTCGCCCTGCTCGTTTCCACCGCCCGCTCCCAGTGATTGACGCCAACCAGGTCGACGTTGTAACCAAGGTCATAGCAGGCGAGTTTGGCCCCGGTAGTGGTCCCACCACCGCCGCAGAAGAGATCAGCGATCCGAATAGTCCGTTTGCCCATGGGCGAGGAAATCAATCTTGAAGTGAGTGGTCGTTTGCCGCCTTCTGGCGGGAGTCCAGATTGGGAGTAGCAGCGTGATTGAGGGGATGAAGCTCAAGAGCTTCCACCTTGAGCGTGGGTGCAGACTCAGCCTGCCCCGTGGCAACGAGCGCGCCCACCGTGGCAACAGCGTCGTTAGCCCCCGCGAGCAGTACGCAAAAGTCGTTGCGAAGCGTGGCCAACTCTCGCCACAAAGGGGAATCAGCCTTGACGGTTTGCTGAATGCCACGTATGCGGCCCGCGATGGCCCGCAGCCCTTCCGCTTGCGCCCGAACAACGGTCGACAGATGCGCCGGCAACCTGCTTGATCCAGATGGATTCACGCGGCCGTTTTCTCCCTTCTGCGTTTCGCACGGTCCGCTTTTGCACGATCACGTTCCGCAACGGCAGCCATACACCGCTTAAGCTCCGCTTCGAGCTGGTCCTCCGTCATCGGCTCATTCCGCGCCGAACGATTCAGCCACCTCAGAAGCGGCGAGAAATAGATTTTAAGAACAGGCCTTGAATCAGCATTGATACTGACCGCAGGCAGCCCGTCTTGATCAATCAGATCGACGACCTTCCCCTCAGGCTTGCCTAGGAATTCCGCGACCACACGGAGAGGTAATGGTCCAGTAATCATGGCCGCCCCCCCCCCTCTGAAGGACGCTTTAGGCACTGGGGGAACTTGATGCGCCCCTCTTCTTCGTAAGCCTCATACTGAACAATCAAGGTCTCGCGGTCAGGAAACTCCTCAATAGCCACCGCGACATGTTGCCCCGACGGATGGAATTGCTTGCACTGAGGACAGTACCCACACCACACAGACGGCGAAGGACGGAAACTCATCAACCACCCCCCGAGCCGCAGAAGCACAAGGAGCGAGATCCCGATATAGAACACACAGACAAAGACCGTGAACCAAGGGGATTCAGCAAACAACTCACGCAAGCAGAGTCCACAAGGCAGGAGAGCCTCACAGCACAAGGCACCCATAGCCTCACGCAAAGAACGCCCTGCACGCCGAAGATACCAGCGCTTAGGCGGATTGAATTTCCACGTCGCAACGATGGCAGGCGTGACCCTTGCCTCAGGGAATCTCGCCCGGAATTTGTCTATGGCGAGACGATGCACAGAGGATGACTCACAGGCAGCAACCGTAACGTCACTGACGGCACCATCGCCCCAAGAAAAGCGCACCTTCCAGAGAGCAGAGGGGAGAGCGCTCACGACACACCCCCCCTAGGTTTACCCCACGTGCCGTTAACAGAAACGAAACGCCTAGACTTCGCAGCAGCAACATAGTCGAGACGAACCCTAAATTCCTCCATCGGCCCCTCATATCGAGCAGCCCACCCTCGACCGTCTGGGTAGAGGAGCTTGCCAAGGATCTCAAGTTGAGCACCCCGCCGCCCCTTGTAATAGAAGTACAGGACCGAATCAGCTTTGCGAGCACGCTCAAGCATAAGCTTATGATCACGCTTAATATCCGCGCAGATCGAGCCAACGAGCGCAGCCATCGCAGCCGAACCTTTCTTAAGCCTTAGCCCACGCGCACTCACGCCACCACCCCCTGACGCCGATTGGACTTGGCATTCATCTCCCGAGCCGCCTCAAGAAGCTTCTCCTTGATGATTGCCATGACGGGCACCTTCCGACGCACCGCCTCGCGGCGATAGATGCTCAGAGTGTCCTCATCAATATCCAGATCCTCAAGAATCGAAGTCGATGTTTTCATGATTTGCGAAATGATATTCGCAAATCGCGAAGTCTACAACAAAAAAATTGACGATTTGCGAATAAGGATTCACCGTTTTGCCATGGAACTGACGACCAAGGAAGAAATCGAAGCGTGGATGACCGCCACAGGTCGGACGCGACTCACGCTTGCCGATGAACTTGGCGTCTCCAAAGGCACCGTGGACAACTGGCTCAGCCAAAAAGGATTCCCCCTCTGGTCACTCAAGGCTATTTCACGGATTGCCACCCCCACCCAGAGCTCAGGCGTGATGGACGACCTCAAGTTCTCTCACTCCGAATGGATGGAGATTGAAAAGGCCATGAAGGTCGGCGGCTACTCCCTCCATCATGAGTTTTATCATGACGTGATCATGCAGGGAGCCCAAGACATTCTGGAGAAGGAACAAGACCTTTTCCAGGGGGATAAGGACGAGCAAAGCAAGGTGCTACCACTCCCCAAACCGAACAACCCCGCCAAGAAACGTACCGCTTAGAAGTGCTTCCAGCACCGCCAGCGAACCTTATAGCGTTCCCGCGTTTTTTTATTCAATAGCTAAAATCTCCTGACTTTAAATATACCCTAAGGAATAAACCTTAAGGTTGACCCCGTAAGACAAAAACCGCATCCTTGCCCCATGAAGTCCCTATCCCTTTTCGGCCTCAGTATCGCCGTACTCCTATTGGCGTTTTTCACTGGGGATTGGGCACTACCCACCATCGGAGCAGGCATCTTCATTTTCCTCGCCGCAGCCGTGGTGAATCACTTCGAGCACACAGACGCTAAAGCGTCTCGCCGGTCCCGTTAGAATTGGCGCGCACGTGCGCGCCATTATCGACCGTCCTTCGAAGCGAAAACCACGCTTCACCGTCCTCCTTTCGGAGCGGCCTTCTGTAGCTCTGACGAATCTCCGTTTCAGAGTTGCCGTGATGCTCAGCCACAAGGCCGATGCTATCGCCCTTCGCAATTCGATAGCTGATTGAGCTATGCCTCAGCACGTCCTGAGGCCACTCCTCGATGACACCAGCGTCACGGAGATCCTTGCTGATGTACTCACGATCATGCGTGAGGCAGCATTTACCCTTCGCACCACGCCAGGGCGCAAGCATCTCATATGCAGCGTCAGGAATAGGCACGTACCTTTCCCTCATCGTCTTCCGCGCCACGTCGGGAGGCACGTGCAAATAACGCCGCTCCCAATCCCAATCGCGCTCCCAGAAAATCCTTGTCATCTCAGTAGGCCTAAGACCAAGCCAGCCGCCAATCACGACGTAGGGGATTCGCTTTAACGGCACCGAATCCAAGATCTTTTGCGCTTGCTCTACAGTGAAAATTTCCGGGATCTTGTCGGGCTCGACAGCCCGCTCAACCAATTCTGCAGGGTGCTTTTCCCCCTTGGGCCAGTAGTTCCATTTCCTGCATTTGTTCAGGAAGGTGCGCCAGGTATCGATACGATTGTTCTGGAACACCGGTCCCGGGTCACCTCGATCCACCCAAGCCTGTAGGAAGTCTTCCGTAAGGTCACACACATCCATCGTGGGATGAACCTTCACCAACCCATCAAGCTCCTTTCGGAGCCCCGCCACGGTATAGACTTGATCAGCCTTGTAGAGCCGCAGGAACTTGTTTTTCGCGTCCGCAATCGAGACCCGGTCAACTTGCGCCATGCCGCTCTTTTCGTAGTGCTGCACCGCCCGCTCAAGGAAGTCCCACCCCCCAAGCTTTGCACAAGCTCGCTCGATCTGAGAGAGCAGGGAAAAAGGGGATCTCTCGCCCGCAATCTTTTTCAGCCGCTCAACAAGCTCGGCATCCTCCGCAGTCATGACGCGCCCACCTTGCTGACGCGATAGCTCGCGGACTTTTTTCCCCGCGAGTTTGAGTATTCCCTCTTTGGTCCGGGCGGTCGTATTGCAACCCTTTCCAGCAAGTCGCCAGCGGGCAACCCAGAGCCCATCACCGGGACGCTGCTTTACCAGGACACGCGCCCCGCCGAATTTCACCTCGATACTGTCGTCCTTTTCAGCCTTCCCCAT